CTTCCCACCAGAAAGCACAATATTACCAAAATCCTTTGTTACATCGCTAGAAGAAGAATAAGTATAAACATAATCATCGCTTGTGTCCTTAATCAATACTAGCGTTGGATTAGTTCCTGTTAGTGCCTTTACTCTATCCAAAGTTAAAACAGGATAATTGTAACTTCCATCATTGCTATCACTCCCCGCCGTTGATAGCCACTTGATGCTAAACCCCGTTAAGTCTTTGTAATTGTTGTAAACAGTGTTGAAGATATTTTGTAAATCATCTTTTGTGTGCCAAACCCAACCTTCGGTAGTGTCCGCCAATGAAGCACGATCAATATTTCCAACAATGTCCTGTTTAAAAATAGAATGATAATATTTGCTAGTAATTTTGCCATTCCTTACAAACTTATACCTTAAATGTCCCGTTCTTATCATCTTACCCTCCCCAAAGCCAAGCCTTGAAATTCCTGAAACCACTCAAAATTTGATTAAACACATCAAAACCACCGCTAAAGTTAATATTGTTAACTACATTGTTGTTTTGGTTTACACTTGTTTGTGTCGTTGTGATATTGCTAACACTCGGATTTGTTAATATTTCCTTTAGTAACGAAGAAACATCAGGAAGGTTGGAAGGTAAGAATTCGCCCGATATGTTAACTCCAATATCTTTTAAGGTTTTTAGAAAGTCGGCCCCCTTAAGTCCGCTTTCCTCCAAAATCTTTGTAATTGTTTGTATGTCTTTGTAGTTCTCAACGTCAAGCCCACCTAACTCCACCACTTGCTTTAACTTGTTTATTCTCTCGTCCATCAGTTTATTTATCTCTTCCTGTTGTTGTTTCTGTCTCTCTGTTATGCTATTCATTGTTTCGTAGTAGTCTATCTCCAATCGTATTGTGTCCATCCCATTCATCTTTGCTTTGTTTATCTCCTGTTGCAGGAATTTTGCTTTTTCCTGTAGTTCCAATATCGCCTTTTGCTTTTCTCCTTGTAAGTCATAAAGCCTCGTTAGGTTATCGTAATTCTTTGCCAAATCTCCTATCGCCTGTAGCCTTGTCTCATCATACTTTTCTAGCGTCCCTAAAAGTGCTTTTTGGTTTGCTATCGCATTATTTAAGTCATTAACTTTGTTGTTTACTGCCGTTATTATATCCTTAATATCCTGTGTCACACCTGCATTATCCAGGAATAAGTCCTTTTGTTTGGATGTTATAACATTCATTTGTTTTAGTTCGTTTACAATTCCCGCGTAAATATTCCAAGCCTCTTTGCTAGCAACAATATTAACCCCGAAAAGCCCCGTCCCAAATTGCCCTTGATTTTCCTGTAGCCATCGTAGCCAATCTTCTAACCTCCCTTTTTGCTCCGCTAACGAGTTAATACTTTCCTTTACTCTCTCTGCTTGTTTTTCTCTTTCCTCCCTAGTCATATCCGAAAGATTTTTGTTTACTACGATGATAGATTGATTAAGTTTTTCCAACCTTTCCTGTAGCCTATCTATTCCTTCCTCAATTTCACTCCAGGAAGCCCCCTCCACTATGAATTGTTTTAATTTTTCAATTTCGCTTTTGTAATAGTTATTAACTAACTCCGCCTGCTCTCTAAATTTCTCATTCATTGCCTTCGTTAACTCGTCCATTGCAATCTCCATGTCTTTAGTGTCATAAACTTCCCGCATTTTCTCTTTTATATCCTCAATCCTACTACTAACCTCTTCTAGCCTCGTCTTAAGTTGATTGGTGTTAGATATAACACTAACGGTTTGTTTGCTATAAAAAGAAACGATACTAGAGATATCCGAAATCATCTGTGAAAGAAGAGTAATAGCACCAACCATTGCCGAAGAGACATCACCTGTCATGAGGCCTGTTGCAAGTTCCTGAATAGAAGAGATGTAAGTTTTTAGTGCACTAGCCGTTTCGCCACTAATTGCACCTATCTTCTCAAGCCCGTTTATTACAGCATCAAAAACCTTCACAGTGTCATCAACTGCCTTCTTTACTTCCTCCAGTGTGTCTTTTAGTTTCTCGCTATCACCTTTACTTTCATTCAGTTTTGCCGTTACCTTATCCAAATCCGTTACTAATTCCGTCAAATCCACATTATCTAAAACCGTTTGCCACTCCTCCGATGTCAATTTGTTGGTTTTTAGTTTGTCTGCTATTTCTCCAAAAGCCCCACTTAGGTTACCCACTGCCAATTGCGTTTTAAGCAGGTTATTTACTTGCTCTTGTATTTTCTTTTTGTTTTCTTCAGTTAGCGCGTTGTTTGCCTTTAGAAAGTCAACAAGTTTTTCCAAAGCCATTAGCCTTTCTTTTAGTAAGTCTAATGTGTCTTTTTCTTTTACTTTTGTTTGCTCTTTTTCATCATTGATTGATTTTATGCTTGCTAATGTAGCAGTGTTTATTTTTATTTGCTTTTCACTATCGCTATTTATCTCCTTTATCTTTTTACCAATCTCGTTATATTCACCTTTTAGTGACACTATTTTGTTTAGTAGTTCATTAGCATTCGTAGGTGATAAGTTACTTATTATTTTTCTAAACTCATTTTCGGCTCCTACACCACCCGCAAACAATGCTTTAACAAACCCCTCTCCTACTTCGCTTCGAGTGTATTGATAAATTAGTCTTTTTGCATCACTAATTATTGCTTCTTGCTTCTTTGTTAATTTCTCAACATTCCTTGTCTCCAAAATTCCTATATTTTCCAGTGTGTTTTGGAATATCTTTGTTATGTTAGTCGCTAGATTGATAACGAAACCTAACACTTGTGACAAAACATTCATCAGTGATTTTAGTAATGGTTCCCATCCCTTTATCACCTCTCCAACGGCGTTAAAAGCAGGTTCCAAGACATCGGCTAATTTTGTTGCTAGATTGCTAACAATATCTAAAACAGGCAAAAGTATTTTAGCAAAAGATTTTAGAATATCATTGAGTGCAATTTGTGCTCTTCCTAAACTATCCACTTTCCCCTGTGCTTCCGCCATTCCTCCATAAGTTTTAACAAGGTAATTTATCACCTCCGCATTGTCTTTACCCAATTTATTTAGGTTTTTAAGGTTAGCATCATAGCGGGTTAGCATGCTTTCGCCCGTAGCGATTTGTTTGTTAACCTGTATAAAAGCAGTTTGTAAATCCATTCCAAATGTCGCACTGACACCCGCCGCAAGTTTAGCCATCTCCTTAGCTTGCTCCGCCGTCAATCCCATCTGCACACCCAATTTTAAAACCCCCATGATAGCATCATCATCAATTGCTGTTAATCTTGATAACGAAGAAGAAAACTCATCTAAATCCTTCGTTATTTCTTTTATCTCCTCTTTACTTTTTCCCATCGCCAACAAAGCCACCTCTAACTGCTTAATGTTTCTTTCCTTTTCCACCGCTTCCTTAATCGCTTCACCGAGTTTTTTAAACGCCTCCACGATTAACATTATTTTACCAAAAGCCATCACTACTGAGTTCCCGATGTTTCCTAGCCCCTCACTTACATGTTTCGTTTCTTTCGGAATACTCTTTACCCTCTTATTCACTTCGCTTATGTTTTTAATAGCATTGTCCACTTCCGCCTTAATTTCGTAAATTACTTGAATGTCACTCATAACCTAATTATTTACGATTGTGTTTTAATTATTGCAACACATATACTATGTCATATATATAATGCTCAACCGATTTAATAAACCCTTAAAGCCTTCTTAAACTCTTCTAAGTCCCAAGCCCCCGCGTTGTCTACAGCCCTGTTGAAACGATAATAGTTAAGATTAATCAAAAGGATTTTTAACTCCTCAAAAGTAAACGAAAGAATTTCTTCCAATGGCCTGTTGGAATAAAAAAAGAGTTGTGAAACAGAGTAATAAATGTTTGTCGTGAAACTATCAAAGTCAAAATTGCTTTCATTTTTGCCACCCCCACCGATATTGTAATTCAAAATCTCTTGGTAAACCGCTTGTAGTAGTTTTAGTTTCCTATCTTTTCGCATTAATAAAAACTTTAATTTATCCCTAAACGAATAAAAAGAAAAGAACGAAGAAAAAAGTTTTTGAGTAATGTTATTAATCTTTCTAAACTCCTCTTGATTTTGTTTAATAAGAAAAGTTAAAAGGTCGCCACTAATTGTCTTGGTTTTGTTAAGGATATACAGGAGTAAATAAACCTCCCGTATACCCTTCCGTAAAATCTTAATTCGCACCCCCTCATGTTCGTAAATCTTAACCTTGTCTAAAAATGCTAGCATTAAATACCAGGAGTTAGTGTGCCAATTACACCTATCACACCCTTGTTATTCGCACCATCTACACTCAAAGCTTGCACCTTTAAAGTTAATATCTGCTGGCCACTAGGATTATAACTAATCTCTAACCCACTCGCCGATACTACCTTGAATAGCAGTATAGCAGTTGGGTCTGAACCTGTCCCTAACTTCGGTGTGTTGGTTAGGTTATCAGGGTCGTAACTAGTATGATAAAGTAGTATGCTAAAAGAGTTTGTTGTTTCTGCTCCCCTATAGGAACCCTTTAACATTTTCACACTCCCCGTTGTTGCAGTATCTGTTGGATTGATTTGGAAATACTTAACGATTTTCTCATAACTAATGTCGGCAATGGGTATTTGAATTTCCACTTTATCCACACTGTTGATTATCCTTTTTCTCATTCCCTCTTGGTCTGTTTGCAAGTCCAGTAGGTCCCTTGAAAATGTTATTTTCGCTTCGCCATTTGTGAAAATTTGCTCCCATGTTACAGTGTTTGGTATTGCGCCACCCACTGCAGTATCAACATTGGCCGCCGTCCACGCGTAAGTGCTAAAAAACACACGATACGCACCGCTTAAAACATTACTTGCCATCTTTCACCCCCTTAAACAAAATAATAACCGCTAATAAAACAAATACACAATTTCAAAATCCACCTCCAAAATTGAAATTTTAAGTTTCTCGTCTCTCGTTCTTGTGATATTAGTTATCCTAACTACCGTGAATTTGTCATCCCTTATTGCACTTAACTGCATTAAAAAATTATTAAAATCACTGAAGGAAAGAAGATTGTCCTTTACCTTTATGAATAAAGCAATATCACAATTCAGTCCCCGCCCGTCCTGAATATACTTTTCCATATTAGACAAACTAGCCACTTGCCTATCTTGTGCATTAATAAACTCCTCAAACGGCACTAGCCTGATACCATAGCTATTTAGCAATGGTGTTATTCTTGTTTTTATCTCCTCACTTACCCAATCCATTTTACACCCCCTAAAGCACTTTTTTGATAATATTTTTTAAATCGTTTTTTAAAGCATTCTTTACTAATTGTCTCGTTTTCTCCTCCACTGTTTTCTTATCCACTTTCATTAAACTCTGTTTTATCCATAATTTCGGTTTTATCTTCGTTTCGTTCTTAAGTGCAAAATAAGGAACTATATTCTTATCCTGCTTAAGATAAAAAACATTGTTTCTTATAAACCCTCTATTAAACACATCTCTTGGTGTTTGTCTTATCACTCCCGCACTAGTTAGATTTGGTGGTAACGGTACCCATAGCCGTTTAGCCTTCTTTGGTTTTATATCAGCCCCAAATTCCTGCGCTCTTCCGTAAACTGTTCTTGTGTAAATCTTTATTCCTTTTGTTGTTTCGTTATAGTCAAAGTCAAGCGTTCTCCTCAAAAGCCCAGTCCTCACTTTCATGTAGTTAGTAAATTCTCTTTTTGCAATATTAATTGCTTCGTTAATTATTATCCTTAACCTTGCATTTTTAAATATTTCACTAAGTTCACTTTCCAACTTATTCATACACCGTAATACCCGATTTTATTCTTAATTTGGTAAATAATACTTTCTCTTTGATTATCAAAATCTTTGTAGGTGTTTCTTACTCCATCCACACTCTGCTCATTGCTCACAAGCCCCCCATACTTCGTTTCGTAGTATTCAAGGTAAATGAGTTTCGCAATTAAAATTTTTAGATGATTGTCCATCTCCTCCTCTGTGTTATACCCTCTTTGAAAAGTTATTCTTACCCTTCCCATTGGCCTATCTTGGAAGTATAAAACCCCTCCCATGTAAGTGTAGTCGGGGGTGCTCTCAACACCGCTTGAGTTTATCACACTGACACTTAAAATCTGGAAATTAACATCAAAACGCTTAAAAAAGACTAGGTTTGTGTTTTTTAACAAATTATCAAATTCATAGACATAGGTAGTTAGCAATGGGTTTATGTAGTCACTTTCCAAATCTTTTAGCACTTTGTCCTTTAACGCTAGCAAATAATTGTCTTGGCTAGTGTCGGTTATGTTTAACGAAAGTTTTACAATGTCCAAAATAGTGCTCATACCGCCCTCTCAAAAAAAGAGGGAGGAAAAACTCCTCCCTTTATTTTTTCTTTTCCTTTTCTTTTATTTTCTCTTCCTGGTTAATCACATCTGTTGTATTTACTACTATCAGGGTGACGATGTTTTTTAGTTTCTCATAATCATCTACGCTAATATCCACTTCTTCATCAGCCTGCACTAACTTATTATCATACCAAAAACTCGCCAACGCTTTAACCTTCATACTATACCCCCCTAAACAGCAGCAGCAGCACTTACTATTCTAGCAAACGCTTTCGTTATTATATTACCGACACTGTGCAGTCTCGTCGCTTTTATCGTGATTAAGTCCTTCGCAAAATTAAAGTCTTTACTTATCTCTACAGTTATTTCCTGTCCTACTCCTCTTAAGTGTCCCTTAAAGTTACCAACGATAACATAGGGTAAGCTAGCACCATTGGTGTAGTTTGGCATAACCTCCGAAAAGAAAACCCTATAGCCCAAAACAGTTGGTGGATTAAGCCCCACCGTTGCATCAATCACATAGCCGTTTGTCGTGGATGTTATTTTCTTTTGTTTTTGGAGTAGGTTAAAAAACACAACGCTATTCATTATCAAAACAACATCGCTCGTTTGGTAGTCACTATTCACTAGTCCAATAGCCTTTATTATTTGCTCCGAATCTATCCAACCGTAGCCCGTCTGTCCAGCAGCCCCAATCAGTGCAGGAACGCTTGAATTGTATCCAATACCATTAAACGGTCCCGTTCCAAGTAACGCCTGTCTGTCCTCCTCTTTTGCCATGTCCCTGGCAATGAGTTCGGATACATAGTTGGCAAGTTGTATTTCGCTCCATTGTAGCATTTCCCTTGAGATGTTCACCAACGCGGCTTGTTTCTTTGCCGTTAGTGTTAAGCCGTTAGCAAAAATGTTATTACTTTCAGGTATCTCTATGCCCTCGTCCGGATAATACACATTTACACTACCCGCAACTGGAACCTTCATCGTTTTACTGCTCATAGGAATGTTTTTAGATAGTTTGCCAACAACCCCGTAATTGTTTATCATATCTTGCACTTCTGTGTAAATTTCAATAGGTAAGGTATATTCGGCTCCCGTAGAACCTGTCGTAACTGCTTTTTTTATGTAGTTTCCAAACTCCTTTTTTGCCTTTTCTCTTGTTGCTTCAGGTGTTGTTATCGCTAGTGTCTTTATTTTTGTTATCTCTTCAGTAACGCTACCTAGTTGCTTCTCTATCTCATCAATTTTTTCTGTTTTTGCTTTTATTTCTTCTGTCAAATTCTCTAATTCTTTTAAAACTTCTTCCATTCTCCACCTCCCCAAAAATTATGTTTTTGTTTTATTGTCTCGTTTTAACCATCACGGCTAAAACGGAATATTCTTATTATTTATGATTACTGTAACTTTTTTCGCAATTCTTTTATCCTTTCTAAAATTCTTTTCTCTTTATCTTCATTATTACCCTCATTTTTCCTATTCGCTTCTCTTATCCTATCATAAATGTGTTGTAGTTTCCTTATGTTTTCCTCCGATATCGCGTTTTGTAGTTTTATTGCTTTTGCATTTAACCTATCTTCTAAATACCGTAATATTACCGCCTCGGGGTTCGCGGGGATTGAAACAATAGAAACCTCCAAAAGTTCCACGCTTTCGTAAACAACACCTTTTCCGTTATCGTTCGGTTTGTGCTCCAAAGGTAAGAAGCCGATTGAAAGAGTGTTTAGAAAACCTTCCGCTACCAATTCCTTAACTTCCTGTGCAAAATAGGTATTGGCAAATTGAATTTTAACAATTAAACTATCACCTGTTTTGACGATATCTATCGTTTTACCAACCACCTTATTTGTATCGTGATTAAAAAGAACAATAGGGTTTTTGAGATAATTGTTAGTTTGAATACCCGCTATTTTGATAACATCCCCCATCCTATCCGTTATTTCCTTACTCGCTATAGCAGTAAAGGTATTATCCTGTTGTTTAGTTATGTTAACTTTAAACTCCTTACCTTCTTTTTTATCTATTTCGTCTAACAATTTGCCCGCCGCATTGAAGATGTCTTCGTCTTTCTGTTGCCCCGCTCGTTGCCTTATTGCAATTAACCCCTGCCTGTCCACATTGCTAAAATCGCTTGTAAAAATATACTTCCATTTTGCTTTAGTCTCGTCATTTTCAATCTCGCTATCGTAACCAAGATGCCACTTTGCATAAGCGCCCCACCCGTTATCATCAATATATCTATTCTCCTCCTCCGTCGTTGGTGGTACCCAATTTTGCGTAACTTTGTATTTCCCTTTACCGATTAGCTCTCTAGCAAACTCAAAGCCTTTATCGTTTAACTTATTAGCCATTTTTCACCCCCTTAAAAGAATAATAAACGATTTATGTTAGCAAATTGCATATATACTATGTTGTATATATTAAGACACTTATGGCTCATAAATCACCGTGCACCTGCAATTAATCACCTCACTTGGGTCTATAGAATTTGGGTCTCCAGGATACATTAAGCCGTTCGGAAACACCTCACCTATCCATGCTTTTACTCCATCTAGTTGTTGATGGCTTTCCCTTACTGCCTCGTCCATCGCCGTTACCCAAATTTTGTATTGGAAATCATATGCTTCGTGGTAAGCGAAATTAACATCCTCAACCACACTCGTTAACTCAGTCCTCGCTATCGTCATCGCTCTTGCTCGTTGAGTTTTGAATGGCTTAATGACATCCATTTTTATATTTTCTACTAGCTCATCGCTTAACTCTCTAACACTTCCATTTTCGTTAAGGAGGTTACTTATTTTGTTTCTTATTTGTCTCTTCACGCTATCGTTCGTCTTCTTTATTTTCTTTGCGTGTCTGTCAATTATATTATCCACCAGCGTTCCGAACATGTCTTTTTGCACCTGCTTTCGGTGCACCTCCTTCAAAAAAGAAAAAGCGTTTTTGATATAAAAATCTCTCGTTGTTGCTATCCAATCGTTGTTTCTATCCACAAAAAATTTATCCAGCTCATGCTCAAAGTCAGCAAGTTTCATTTCACCTTTCAACACAGAAACTACTTTATTAAACATCTCATCGTCAAAATTTTTGATATTCTCCGCGATAAGCTTTGTTATAACATTTACAAATTCTTTATCGCTTTTTTTCCTGAAATTGAACGCCTTTACCTTCACCTCTTCCAACATCGTAGTATCAAATGTCTTTTTTATCACGATATTTGTATCAGTCTTACTTTTGTTATTAGTGTTATCGCTTAAACTCACATTTTCGCTATTCTTTGGCTTTGGTAAATTAAACATCTCCGCTAACTCATCAACGGTGTAGCCCATTTGCCATAGTATCATCATTGCTTGTGCTTTGTCTTTTATGTCTTGCTGCAATACTTCAATCGCATCCGTCCTAAATCGTAGTTTTAAGTTTTGCTTTTTAAAGATTTTATTATTAAACTCATCTTCCATCAGTCTCGCTAATGGTATTATTGTCTCGGCATAGAAAACCTGGTATTGTTGTTTTGCATTAGCATAATTAACGCTATCCGTATCACCCACCAAAAGTCTTGGCACCCCCAAAACTGCTAACACTTCGTCTCTTATCTTATCTTTCACCGCTAAAGTCCATTCCGGAAACTTCGCGGTAAGCTCCTTCAAGTCGGTTTCGCCCTGCAAATAAAGGAACGAGTAATTGCCCGATAGTTTTTGCTCCATTTCGTCAATAAACTTTTCTCTCTCACTACTAGGTAATGGTTGTTTGTTAATTAACGCAACAGAAGGTAAGTTGTTTCGTTTGAAGTTAGTTTCCAACGATGAATTAATAAGGTAGTTTAGTTTTAGCATGTCCTCAATTCCCTTAGTAACGCTATCACCGCGCACTAATCTGTAATAATCTGCTTCGTTTGGTATGAAGTGCTTGAAGTGTAGAATATCATCTCCGCTTATCTCTTTCCCTTCTAGAACGTATAACACACCACCATTTGCATTATCCTTGATTAAAACTTTTATTGGTGGTAATGAAAGAAGATTTGTAATTTTATCACCAACCCTAACGATGTAAACATAAGCATTTCCGTAGGTGTATAAGTCATAAACAATTGCACGAATTAAATCATTCATATTTATATTATCCAAGACACTCTTAACCTTCTCGCCTTTCTCATTTACCACTTCAACTTCTAGCCTCTGCAACCCCCGTATTATCGCCTCTATACCCGCTATAAAATAAGCATTTCTAAAGACATAATCAGGTGACACCTGAATATCTGAAGATGGCAAAACCAACGATGTCTTTATTTTTTTTAACGCTCCGAACAAAGCATCAAACAGCCCCATTTTCTCCCTCCATCTATTATTTTATCAATGGTTGCTATTTAACAACAAAATAAAAACCGCTAGATTTTGTTAGATAAGTTACTGCATAACGCATAGCATCCAAAGCATGATTGGAAAAGTCAACGGGTTCATCAAGCCAACGTCCGTTCTTCTCCTTCCATGTGTAGTTTTTGAGTTCTTTTATCGTGTTTTGACAATGATTAAGCACCTTGATTTTAAATGTTTTAATATAGTTCACCTCTTCAGTCACCTTCGTTTTCACACTCGGAACCGCCCACACCCCAGCAAGTTGTAACTCCTTTATCCTATCGGGTTCGGCACTATCACATACCACTAATTCATTCCCTTTTACTTTGCTTTTAACAATCTTAACAATTTCAGAGTTGATTAAATGTGTTTGGTAAAACTCCTCCAAAATTGTTATTTGTTTTGTGTCCGTGTTTACTGCTAATTTCACCAAAGCCGTTGGGTCATTATAACCAAAATCAAGCCCCCAAATGATTTTGTCTTTTTCGTTTGGCTCATAGGAATAGATAATTTCAAAACTATCATAGACAAGCCCCTCAGGAGTAGAAAACTCGCCCAGTGTGTAGATTTTGTAAAGTGTCTCGTTTTGATTTTTTAAGTCCTCCAGTATCCGTTTATACTCCTCGCTTAAGAATGGATTATCCTTGTAGTTACTACGAATTACTCTGATATCTTTTTCCTCCACCATCACTCGTTCAGAAATAAAACACTCCACAGGATTAAGGGTAAGAATGATTTGGTTTTTTGTATTAGTAGGTTTTGATAAACGCATTTTTAAAAGTTGGTAGTCTTCGTATGTAAATTCATTCGCTTCTTCTAACCAGATATAACTAAATTCAGTTGATTTGATTTTTTCAGGATTATCTAGTGATGAAAACAAAAGCAAATTGTTGTTAACTGCTAGTAAGTGTTCTGATTTGTTATAAAGGTAGCGGATATTGAGGTTGTTTAACATCTCCAAGAATGGTAAAATTACTGAAACTCGCAAAGATGGAAAGGTCTTTCTCGTCACAAGGATAAATCTGTCCTGCTCCGAAAGCAGTTTGTAAATAAGATATTGCATTGTTGCATAACTTTTACCGCTCCTTGCACCACCAACATTTACGATTATTGCTTCTTTAGCATTTATAAGTTCCTTAAATATTCTCGTTACCTTTACTCTCATCTCTAGCATCCACCACCTCAAAAACGATTTTCTTTTCCTCGCCAGACACCATTTCATTACCCGCCACCTTCCATCTGTTCGGTCTTCGGTTGGTTAAAAAGAATATCATCGCCCTCACATCACCTCTAACTGCTTTAGCATACAAAGCATCTTCTACCACCATCACCGCTATCTCTTCCGCTTCCGCCACCTCTCTAGCAAACTTCTTGTCCTGTTTTAGCCAACGATAGAAAGTCGCTAAAGAAATACCCACACTCTCGCAAGCACGATAACGGGCTTGTCCACCATTCAACGCTTCTAGGATTTGTCTTTTTATTATTTCTTTCTTCTCATTCCGCATAATTACATAATAAACGATTTTACGGAGGGTTATGGTAGTAAAAGTATGTATTTTGTTCGCTTTAGGTGTGATAAAGGTAACAAGGAAGTAAAGGGTAGGTAAGGGTTAGGTTATCTTTTTAAACACAAAAACGGGTTCGGTTTTATACCTTCTACCAGTCCCCGGGGCAGAAGACATCATCATTTCTTTTCTTTGTAAGTATTCAAATCCAGCGTCTAAAGCACACTGCACCGTCGCATTCTCCAAATCATATTCTTTCCCGCCAATTTTCACATTTGCGATGTTAATAATCATATATGAGTTTCTTTTTAGCTTTTTGTAAACTATTTTAAAACTTCTTTTTAGGAAGCCGTCTACCCAGTCATTAAAGGTTGGATATCTCTTCCAGCTCTGCGTATCCTCATCACTATATTTTTCCTTAGCAAAGTAAGGGGGTGATGTGAACATAATATCAAAGCTTTCGTCCTCCAAGTCATTGTCACAGTCTTCAAACGGTTTATTAATTAATCTAACACGATTTTCCACATTTAAAAACTTCGCTAACTTGCGTAAATTCATAAAAGTCTCGGTTGCAGGGTCAACCCCCGTGTAAGAATAATTATGTTTACTACTAATAGCACCAACTAAACGGCCACCGAAGCCAGCACTCATATCCAGAACACGCGCATTATCAACACCGCAATAGAAATCATAAATACCCTTAGCAACAGATGGTAAAAAATTCTTAAGTGATTGTTTAAAGCCTACAATTTCGGCGATATGAATAAGAGTATTGAATGTTATATTATGCTCATCCCCAAGAAGCCGCACACACTTATGAACTACCCTCGCAAACCATTTTTTATCTCTTAATTTTTGAATTGGTGATTTTCCATTCTCCACTCGCCGCAAAAGCCTAAACTTCATAAACAAGTCTGCCGTTGCTAACCCTATAGTATCCCGAAAAATGAAGTTATTTGAAACTAATTCTTTAGAGTTTCTTAACAATAACGCTTTAAAATCTCGCACAGCATCGTCATAGTTTCCCAATAGTTTTATAACTTCGTAATCACTTAAGGTTTGAAATACTTCATATCCCCAGTCGGCTAAATAATCAAGGTCGTTGGAATAATTAACAAATCCAGCAATTTGTAGGCTATACATTCTTTACCACCTCACGCAAAAAATCAGCAACACTTCTACTTCCGAGAAACTTTTTGAATTGCTCGTATAACTCTAGGGGTATTTCTTCCTTGATGTTACCAAACACGAAAAAAGCAAATAAACCTTCTTTGTTAAAAATATAATCTTCAATACTTCGCTCCTCTTTTTCTAAGTTGATTGTCAACTTTCGTAGTTCCCCTAAATCAAGCCCCGTTAAATCTAGGTCGGGGGGTTCCATGTCTTTGATAAATGATTTTAATAGTTCTTCATTAAACTCGCCTTGAATTTTATTAAGTGCAATATTAAGTGCCTTTTCCCTTGATTTTGGTAAATCCACAACGACACAATCTACTTCCTCAACCCCCAGTTCCTGTAACGCCTTTAGTCTTTGGTTCCCACCTATCACTTCGTTTTTAGTGTTTATAACAAGCGGTTCCACAACACCGAATTCTCGCAAACTGTTTTTTAATTTTTCCAACATCTCTAAAGAAATTTTTCTTGGGTTATTATGGTAAAACTTAAGTTCCTTTACTTTTCTCTTTTCTGTTTTCATACCAAAAAAATGATAAGTAATTACAGAGATTAGATGCAAGAGAAAATGTGTAATGTGACAGGAACGGTTATACTAAAACACCGCCCCCGTTAGAGTTTACTAAAACAATTTTACCTTTCTCATCTAAAACTACTTGAATTCCGCTTTTTCTTGCATCTTCCAACATTAGATTTTTCCCTTCATTTCTCCACCCCGCTTTTTCAGGTTCCGTCATTACCGCCCACTCCTTAAAAATCTTATCCAGAAACGAATTAATATTCGGTAGGTATTCAACACTGCTTTTACTTAAATCTAGTATCTTTGCCTTTACGAATTTATACGACATTTGGCCAAGTTTTGGCAACATCTCTAAACTGACGTAATCCTCCTTATGAATAAGTGTCCTCCATATCTGGTTTACCAACTTTGATTTTAGTATGGTGTTTTGGTTTTTCAATGCTTTGGCAATAATACTCAAGCTCGGTAGTTGGTTTATAAAGAGTTTCCACCCACCTGCGGGGTTTGTCCTCCTGAAAATCGTCGCGAACATTAGAATATCTTCTTCTGTATAACTACTCATTTTGTCCCTCAGTGCCCAGACAAACTGCTTGGGCATTTTTTCGGGTATCTTCAGTTTTTCCCAAACTTTGTTTGCAAACGCAAAAAGCATATCCAACCTTATTTTGTTTTCCTCGTTTTCTTTTGCTTCCTTCTCTACCTTCTCCTCCACTTCTTTCACCTCTTTGCTTATTTGTGTTCCGCTTTCAGTCGGTTCCGTTTTTGTCTCTTTTGTTTGTGTTACGAAGATTAATTCGTGTAGTTCCGAAATAGTTTTGTCCCAAAACCCTCTTCTGTACTCAAAACACCTCGCAAGGAAGGTGCTTTTTAACAAACCCGCAGTGTTAATGTTTTTGGTTTTTTGTAACGCAAAAGCAATAAGAATATCCTTTAGAATATCCATGTCTTCATAGCTAGTAAGCTCCCCTCGCTCCTGTACCATTAAAATGTAAGTTAGTATTTTTTGTTTGAGTTCTTTATCCCTAAACAGTTTTAAAACCCTGTTAATTTCCTCCATATAGCCTCCAACTAAATTCTTTACCACTTGCCTCATTTGTTTCATCATAACTAGTCCCCCTCCTCTGGATATAGAAACTTTTTTGAGGTAATAAATCTTCTTAACCCTTTTTCCTGCTCCGACATAAAACTATTATCTGTGTGTTTTCCGTTTACCCTATTGATAAACTCTTCAAAATCCTTTAGCCCCAACATGTAACCGCTCAAAAAATATCCAGTTTCAACCTTCATAAAGTGATAATTCTCTTTCGTAAGCAACATCGCTTTAATGATGTATCTTAGCATTGTCGCTTGGAAATCGCTCACTTTTCTTTTTAGTCTTATCAGGGTATCTACCATCTTACGAAACATTGTTTTCGTTAGAATTGTCGTCGTGTTAGCAAATAAGGAAGTTAAGAATTGTGATAATTCTTGGTTCTCTCTTACCGCCCATTCGTTTTCTTTTACCAGCACCCCCACCATGAACGCAACTTTGGCGTTTAAACTGGGGAAGTATAATTTTTTTGTTTGTTTTATAAACTCCTTAAGCATGTTGCACCTCCTTAAAAAAATACAAGGGGGATATTAAGCCCCCCTTATGATATCTTGTATTTTTCTTTTAACGGCCATTAGTCTTCTAACTTTCTCCTCATCGCCGCCCGCTTCGGCAATGAGTTTGTTAAGTTTTGAATGAATTAACCTCGCTTTTTCGCTAATATCATTCTTCTGTGACACAAATTTAATAAACTTCTCTTCAAACACACCCGTCACTATATCCTCAAGTGAGTTAGTATTTTGGTGTTGATGGTTTTGAGGTTGATGGTTTTGTGTTTGTTGGTTTATTTTTGTTGTTGTTTCTTTAGCGGTTTCGGTGTCTACGGCATCCTCATCTTGCGTAAAAATGTTTGAGAGTCCCAAAATATGTAAAACTGCATCTACAATAGCCCTTTTCTCCGCCATCTTCAGTAGTGTGTTAGCAAGTGACTTGACAGCAATCGCTTGCGGAATATTCTTATTAATAAGCCTTTGGATTTGTAAATAATACTTAACCTCGTTACTACTAGCAACCCCGAAACCCTCCGACACTATTCTGTCGTTCTTATCCAATATCCGTGATTTAATCGTATAAGAAATTTCTGTGTCGTTTTCGTTTCTGTCCAAAACGGAAACTGATATTCTTAAGCCGAGTGCATAGGCAATTTTTTCTGCACCCGCTTTGAAGAGGAAAGGTTTTGAAACTCCCTCCACAGTTCCGTAATCCTCCCCTTCCTTGAGGAGGCTTTTTATGAAATTATGGAACTGTTTAACCTCCTCCAGGCGTTCTTTGAAATTTTGGAGTTGAGATTGCGACATCTCAACTCCACTTGAAATTGTCGTTATGTAGTTTTCCATAGATTTACCCTCCTTAAAATATTTCCCATATTGTTCAGATAAAAAAAAGGGGGCACGAAGCCCCCTAAAAAGTTAAGAATTGCTCCCATATTTCCTTAAAAGCCCTTCCAAAGCACCTATTATTTCCAGAATTTGTGATTTTGGAAATGCAGGGGCTTTCATGTAGTATTGCTCCCACAACACCCCAATTAGAGTTTTAGTTGCTTCTAAAGCTCCCTCCTCTTCAATTATGCCGTCTAAATCCCAAACGATCTCCGAAAACCCCTCTTTTAGTTCCTTTTTCAGTTCCTCTTCCATACACACCTCCTTAAAAGGAAGCTTCGGCTTCCTTTAAAAATTAACTAATAGGAATTTGAACTGTAGCTTTGACAACTCATCTTCGCTTAAAATTTTCCCCTCTTCTAAACGGATTGATAGCTGAAAAACAATAAGAATATCACCAGGGGAGAGTTGAATTGGAATACGGTTAAAAGTGACTTGAATGTTTAGCAATTTTGTAAGCAAATCTGCGGTTGCTTGGTGTCCAACCGCACTAACAAAGGAATTGCTTGTTAGCAATTCCTTCACTTCTTCAATCCCTACTTCCTTAATATGTAAGGAAGTAGGAAATTGTTTTAACATACTTAGGCTAAACGCATTTGACAAGTATACCATAACCCACCTCCTTTATCCCATATTGTTCAGATAAAAAAAATAGGGGGCAAAGCCCCCCCCTTTTTTTCTTACCTTTTCCATCTTCTTAACTTAAACTCTTCCTTTCTAGAATATCTTGAAAGGTCAAACTCTAGGGGGGCGTAAAAGTCTCCCCACCCTTTATCAATATATACGAATTTTCCGCTTAGGCCTATCTTCTCTGCAAAATTCTTTTCAACAACAATATAAGAGGGTAGATCAATCGTCCCTCTGTATTTGGAATAAGTCATATTCTCATCAATTAGTTTTACATATTTTAGCGCGCTCGGGGCATACAATTTTAGCGTTTTTAGAAACCTTCTTACCCCGGCGGGACAAGTTGTAACAGTAATAGTTTCCCATTTTTTGGGAAACTTTTCATTTTCGTAAATTAACATACACCTCCCTCCTTTTCTATGAAGTAATTGAGGATCTTCTCAATTACTTCTTTAGTAGATTTTATTTCCAGTGACAGCCTACCCCTTTTAACTCCAACAATCTGATTACCCAGTTTGTAGTAATAAAATGATTTAGGGGAGAAATTTCTAAACTCCTCCACATCTCCAAACAAACTGTTTAGGATACTCTTGAATGTTTTACCAACCTTCTTGCGATCCAGTCCAAGCTGCTTAAAGTTCAACCATTTTTTCCTATCGGAAAAAATGGTCAATAGACAAATCTCCCCTCTCATAGAAACATAATAAGTTTCCATTACAAATATGTAATGTTTTGTGTAGAACTTCTTTACCATAACACACCTCCTTTTATATTTTATCCCATATGGTTCAGATAAAACAGAATAGATAGATAGATAAAGAGGGGGAGGATATCCTCCCCATGAATTAACGAGTATCTATGCTTACTATGTATTTTCTGTTTCCTAGCCTTTTTCTTATTTTCTCTACAAACTTTTGCCTTCTGTCGTCTCCATGAAGCAACCACAACTCCAACTCAAGCCTATCTATAAAGGGGTCCCACATGGTTAATATCGCATTGTCATACCAGTCATCTTTTTCGGTGCGAACATCCCACCTCAGTGAGGCTCCGTATATATAGGAGTCACTTACTTCTACCCTTTTGTAATATTTTCTGAGCTCTTGGGCGTAGAGCTCCAAAATTTTTTTCTCAACATCATGCCCCTCGTAAAACTTCATGACTAGCCATCTCATACACACCTCCTTTTATATTTTATCCCATATGGTTCAGATAAAAGGGGAGGGTATCCTCCCCTTATAAGAGGGGGTGCTAAGCCCCCATAAAAACTTTTACATCACTGTTCAACCTTTCAAGTATTAATAATGATGATTTTGTGCTTGGGGTAATAAGAATATAATCGTCAAATTCTTCAATAGTTAGTAAAGTTTTCTTCAGCGCCTTGAGACAATGAGTATCACACTGAAAATCATCTAGCGTAAAATTACTCAAATCTATTGTACTGATACAATCGCTAAATTCTACTTCTCTGTAATAATTAGAGAAGTAGTTTTTAAGAGTTCTGTAGAACTCTTCTCTCTTCTCTCTTTCAACATAAAATTTGAATCTTTCCATATAACCCTCCTTTTTCTTACACATACATTATAAACTATTGCACCCCTGTTTGTCAAGTCTTTTTTAACGAGTTTCACTAAAGATGCTATTTTTCTTCCTTTGGCTCAAAGTGGATGCAACCGAACTTCTCACCAGTAACAGCAACAAAGAAGAAATCGGAGTTTGCTACGACAACATCAGGTTTGTCATTGCTAGGATACATTTCAAACAATTTGCAATCACCAAACTCTAAATAAACTTTCATATGGTCGAAAAACTGTCCCAGGTTTCTCCAGTGTTTGCAATTCTTGCAAATTTTTTCCATAACTACCTCCTTTCACTAAAAAATAATAAGTGATTAGGGATGGATTTGTAAAGGGTTTTGAAGTAAAAAAATGCTTAAAAATCGTTACAAAACCACGCGATTTTTGATAAAAAACACCCCATTTTTTACGCAAAAACACACATTTTTGAACAGATTTTCGTATTATATAATACTATATATAGTATTATATAATATTATTATATACCGAAAATCTCACCAAAACTACGCGATTTTTGATAAAAACCCCCTAAAAAATGCCAAAAATCGCTATGTTTTGAATAGATTTTTGACACTTTTTAGATGGAAAAAATGATTAAAAAATGCTTAAAAATCACCTCATTTTTGATAGAAAAACCCCCCATTTTTGATAGAAAAAATGCTATTTTTTTTGATAAAAAACGCTACATTTTTGACACTTTTTGATGCTAAAAATGATTAAAAAAACCGCCATTTTTTTGATGGAAAAACGCACATTTTTTAACGATTTTTGATAGAAAAAATTGCTTATTTTTAGCACGAAAACATGTCATTTTTTTAATTTATATCCATATCCATACCTACTATTACTTTTACGGGTTTATGCAATCTCTTTGCAAGTCGTAGTTCTCTCTTAAGTCCATTACTTGTGAAAAAGTCGGTTTTGTCAAACACATAAACCCATACCTCATCGCATAAACTTAACAATTTTAGGCTCTTTTTTATTGCTTCTCTTTCGTTTATTCCTGTCCATCCAAATAGAATTGGTGTGTTGATTATTACGATGTCTTTTCTTTCCTTGTATATTCCCGCTATAAACTCCTTTACTTCCTTTACTCGCCATTTCTCCCTGTTGAATTTATGTGCAAGATAAATCACCAGCATACGCTAAAACCTTTTTTACCGTAAACAAAATTAAAACGAATACGAAACAAACACATAAACTGATAAATTCGTTAGAGTGAAATAGTTAAACCTCAAACCAGCACCAAGAAAAAAATCATTATATACACTATGTGTATATATTAATACTCCTTCATTGTCATTAACTCCCAACCCAACCATATTATCCTTTCTTACTTTGTATAAAATCGTATTAGTTACACTTTCGCTCTTCGTTATTATTACTTCCTTCACAATCTCGCTACTGTTGGTAATGTAGTTAGTTTTATAATTCGTTTTGATGAAACTCTGCATGTTTGTTATGTAGTTAGTGTGTTTTGGTGTCTCGTCCTCGCTAAAAAAAAGATACTTACAAATCATAACGCCCCCCACAAATGATACTACTAACATTACTAACATCGTTATAGCAAAGACATATCGCATTCCTTACCCTCCATCTTTGTCTTGATAAATTTAAGAAGGAAATCATCAAGCCTAACATACCTACGATTTGGCTTTTTATTGCTTGGATATATGAATAGGTTTCGTTTAATTTGTATCGTCGTAAATCTCAGTAGCGTCCAGCCCAACACACTTGCTAGCGTGTATTTGATGCAATCCTCCTGATAGCCCGAAGGTGAGTTATGTCTTCCATAGTTCCACACACCCCCCTCCACTTCTATTGCTAACTTAATACTTGGAATAGCATAATCAAACCTGTATTTGTATTTAGGATAAGCAAAGTAATATTCTCGTTCCCAATTTAGGTTGTAGATTGTCTTTATCGTGTCTAAAATCGCTTCCAGTTCCAAATACTTCACAACCTGCTCCTTACCCACCTCACAAAGTCATCTACTTTGTTTTTTAGAATGATGTTTCTTATCACCGCTTCATAGTCATTGTTTGTCTTTATTACAATCCCCTTCTCCTTCTGATACTTCTCCGCCAAGTCCAACAACACATCTCTACTCATTGCCTCTATTTCGTTTTCCTTTTTAAAATCACTCACAGCGTCCCATATCTCTTTACGAGGGTTTGGTAAACTAGTGTTGTTTTTTGACAACAATTGCTCCGAATATAAAAGCGTTTTGTTTAGCATAAACGAGAGTTCTTTAGCAAGTAATACCATGTTTTCTGTCATTTTCTCTAGCCTCGCCAATTGCTCATCCACCTTACCAATTTTGGTAAGGTTATCGCCATCCACCTTACCAATTTTGGTAAGGTCATCAAACTTCACAATTCCCTTGTGTTTTATGGCACCTACAATCTTTACTAGTTCTTCATCGTTTAGCAATGTCCTGACACCATTCTGAATTTTGTTCGGAAATAATTCTTTTACCACCTTTCTGATGGTATTATGTGACACGCCAAGCATACTAGATATTTTCTTTATTGTCCACATCTTTATCCTCCTTACTAGCTTCAAAATTAAAACCGCCCGTTTTTACATTTAAACTTTTTAAGTCTAAAACCCCCTCTACAAACAAATACAAAAGTGACACAGAAAGCACGATTATTAAATAAGTTTCATCGTTGATTTTACCAAGATACTTTAGTGTAAACGCACTAATAAAGCTAGAAATAAAAACGAAAAATTTCCTAGAGAATATATTACTTAACTTTTGATAAAACATACATTACAAAACTAGTTATAAATGATAACACGGCGGTGATAAGTGCAGTGATTGTTAAATTCCTATTGCTTCTCGTCTCTTTTTCAAAGTCCTCTAGCCTGGATATTCTAACATTATGCTCCGTCACTTTTTTATCTACCGAATAAAGGATAGCCTTTATTTCCTCTAACTCCTTTAGTATTACATCAAGTGTGCTTTTGCTTTTACCTTCCCCTCCCATACCTAAAGCCCCTCAGCAATCGGTGTAGCGGTGTATTTTTCTAGATAAACACTAACTTTGTAACAAGTCCCTTTATCAAAACTTATGCTGTTAAGAATGTTTACTATATCCGCTTGTAGTTTTTCTTTAAGGTAACTCGTAATTGTAGTTATAAAATCATCTCTTTTTAGTAGTTCGTTTGTAACATCTTCAGGAGTGATGCTTACATAATACCCACTCTCAACATTTATGCTATTCAAAACGACATTAACTTCTTTCATTTTCCCTCCCTAACCGCTTTTTTAAACGATTTAATTACTTACTTGCAATAACTATCCAAAATCCTTAACACCCCTATACTCCGCTCGCCTTAGCCATCCATTTAGGAATTTTCGGTTCCTTGGCCTTTTATTCGCTATCGTAATGTAGTAATTCTTTTGATTTTTTATAAAATTGTTTATAAACGCTTCTTTCTTGCCAGTCATTACAATCTCTTTAACAGCAAGCAAAATATCTTCATTCATGTCGTTATGATTGACGATATCATATCCAAGCTCATTAATACTTTTAATTAAAACAGGTTTAGCATTCTTTTCTCCAGCATTCACAAGAAAATCAAAATACTTACTCGCCACCTGAAAACTCGCTTTCGCTAATTTATCCACACGATACTTAAGCCAATAATCGTAATAGTAGATGGTTTTTGCTTGCTCTTCCGTAAGTTTCGCAATATCCAAATTAGGGTATTGGCGTTTTGAAATACCAAACTTTGTTTCACCGCCTAAATCGTTCTTGTCATTCGTATAACCACCCTCATGCTTCTTTATGTCCTCAAAAACTCTACTAAATCTCTCATCCATCCTCCACCTCCCATTACACATATACTATGTTATATATATTAATACTCAACTCTTTCATCACCACCACACCCTGACATAAACATTAAAACTACTAAGTGGTGAATAAACAGGTGCACTAAAAGTTTTTAAATAAAGGTTTATTTTGTTGTTTTCCTTCTTTATCACCTTCCCTACCACGCTACCACTATAGCCAAGCTCAGTACCATCCCCATCATTCTCATGTGTCCACAGTAAAATATCCTCTCCATAATAACTCTGTGAACCTGCACCGCTCCCTCCCGCATAAATCCACACTTCCAAAAAAGATGGCATTATTGGTAACTCCGTGATGAGGTAAGTTGTGTTTTGTTGATAAGATAAGTTTTTTAAAGTGTAAACAAAATCAGGTGTAGGCAAACGATACTGAAGAATATAAAAATACGGCGTTGGAACACTTGAGTTTCTCTCCACCATTAGCCTTACATCCAAAGCACTATACGGAACTGAATAGTGCCACACCACCCCACCCCTCGTTACTCCATACTCATTGAAAAACTTCCATCCATCCTTGCAAATAATATTCGGGTTAGCACTAGTATAGTAAAAAGTCATTAAGACATCCGTCTGAATGTTTAAAGAAATTGAGGGTGCAAATACTGTATTTGTGTAGTGATAAAACGGGGATGTAGAAATAACAAAACTACCACTATAAACATTTACAAGCTCAGCACTAGGTGGATACATAAATAGCACCTTGCTATTGCTTGAATACTCACTCCCATACAAGTAGATTTGTTGTGTCGTAATACCGCCGACATTCCCCTGTTGGATGATGGTAGGAACGATTTTTTTGTTAAGAGTAGAAACAAGAGTGTTGTCGTCTTCGTAAACGAAAGTTCTGAAACAATGGTTTTTGGGATTTATTCTTTTTCCCAAAAAAGAGTTTTGGAAGTTAACAGGATTACCGAGATCGTTAGCCATCACCACATGAACTACATCCCCCACTAACGCATTCGTGTTTTTAAAGTATTCTATCGTAACACTATTTTGAAATGTAGTAAAATTTACTCTTTTTACAGCAATGTAGTAATAAACTCCATTCTCCTTCTCGCAAACAATCGTTTTATATTGGTTTCCATCATCACCCGAAACGATACTTAAAGGTGGTAGGTATTTAACACTTTTAAATTGCACAATGTTTTTAAGCAAGTAGTAATAATAAACATAATAAGCAAGCTCGTTAGTATCGTTTACGGTTATAGTTAAGTCTTCTACACCAACTCCGTTTTTGTTTTGATAATAAGCACTAGCATTATAAAACCTTACCCAAACACCACCTGAATAGTCGGATTTGGTTTGAATGCTAACGCTAAAAGAGAATGAACTATTTTCGTATTCAAGTGAATAAGCATTATCACTGCCATATACCACTAAACCCGTATCACAAAACAAACCATTTTTGATTTTCGGTGTAGTCACATTTGAGTAACTAACACCGAAGAAGTCTTCTACAATTAAGTTATTGCCATCTTCACTTACTGTTTCCTTACTTAAGCCATACAGCAACATGTTTTACCTCCACTACAAAATCAATAGGTTTGTTTTATCCACAATCTCATTATCGTAGTTCCTAAAAATCAAAGTCCCTTCATACGAATTGTCCTCGTATTTTTTGAAGCTCACACTTTCCGATAACTGCCATACTTGAAAAACATTTACGATTTTCCAATTCCAAGCACTCCCGATAACATCGTTCATACTCCATACAGTGTTATACACATTTTGGTTGAATACTAAAGCAACATCATAAGAACTACTGTCGTTTGTTTTTTGTAGAAGTAACAAAAAATTTTCATTCAAGCCTGCTAAATCGTCCGCCGTTATCTGACTTATAGTTTTATTTAAAAAACTACTATAATCATCGTTTCTGTCCACTAACCAATAACCGTTCAAAAACTGAGGGTAATCGTTATAAAAATTAGGTTTTAAGGTAATAACATACTCGTTTACAAAGTCGTTAATAAGTCCAATCCTTCGTAACACAATCCTATTTTCTATTTCCGCATTAATCACTCTCCAAACCCCCGTTGTTAGATTAGAAACAACAAACATATCTTTAGCCACAGCCTCATTACTTAAAAGATAATTCATTACCGTGTCTCTTAAAGCATAATAATCACTACTACTACCACTGTAGATTAGATTGTTATTAAAATCGTAAACTGTTCCCTCATAATTAGCATAAAGAGTAATTCTTGCATATTTACTCCCCGTGTAAATGTATTCGTTAAAACTAGTTGGTCCGTCCGTATTTCTTGCTAAATGAAAGTAGCACCATCTTGGGTTTTGCATGTTAACAGTATCCTCAAACCCCCATGTTCTAAATAAATCTTGGAAGATAGTATTAAAGTATTGCTCATTCGTGCTACTTGTGTTTATTGTCATACTTGGATAGTTTGTGGCATATTTGATAATTTTAACATTGTGAATTTCCTTAAAATTTATCGTGAAGGTTATTGTTGATGCCGCCGTTGATTGTAGTTTTATTGTTGGCCTCGTTACGCTCGTGCACTGCAAACTACTATTAAACTTCCCACCAAAAAGCACAATATTAGAAAAATCTTTTGTCACATTACTAGAAGAGGAGTAAGTATAAACATAATCATCGCTTGTGTCCTTAACTAATACTAGCGTTGGATTAGTTCCCGTCAGTGCTTTTACTCTATCTAAAGTTAAAACAGGATAATTAT